TTTAGGTGATAGAGCGATAGATTATAGCCAACATTCTGATGAAAAGCTTCAAGAAATGATTAGCAAAAATCCAGGTAGTGCTGATGCAGCTGATGCTCAGAGAGAACTTAATAAAAGAAATGAAGCAGCTGGAATGGCAACTAAAGCTATCAATATTAAGAATGCTCAAGGTGTAACTGATGACATGCGTTTTTCATCTGGAAGTACTTTAGATGATGCTGCTACATTTGGTGATACTAAAGTAAAAGATGTTCCAGAAAAGCTAAGAGCAATGGGAAAAGATCCTGCTACTACTTCAAGAGAGGAAGCTGCTAGTTTAGTTGCTTCTGATAATGCTAATAATGTTGCAGCTAAGAGAGGAGCTGATTACACTAATGCTGTTGTGGAGGCTAATGAGAATGCAAGTGAAGATGAAAATACAAATGTTGAAGATGAAACTTTATCAGCTGGCATATCAACTGATGAGGATTCTTCAGCTCCTCGTTTAACTGGAAAAGAATATATAGAACAATCTAGAAAAGAAATGGAAGATAGGTTTAAAGCCTCTCCTGAGTTTAAGTCTATTTGGTCAGCTTGGAAAAATGGTGACATTTCTAAAGATACTAGAAACTATTTCATTGCTGACGCTTTAGCTAAGTTTGGCCAGAATATTGCTAACATTAAGTCTGCTCAAGCTCATAATGATATGTGGGCTAATATTGAAAAAGGTGATACACAGAATCCAATGGAAAATGTTGACACCAATAATCAGTGGCAAGACTATTTGAAGAAAGATTGGCAAGAAGCTCAAAGATTGAAGTGGGAAGGTAAACAGAAAGATTTGGAAGGTACTGTTGAAGTATTGAACAAAACTAAGCTAGATGATTATGCTGTTAATGATAGGCCTGAACTTATTAAGAATAGTCAAATGCAAAAGTTGGCTAAAACTGATCCAGACTTATATGGAAATATAGTTCAGATTGCTGCTATTACAGATGGAAAAACTCCTTATAATGGAGATGATTTAGTTAACATTACAAGAAGCAAAGTGCCATTGACCAAGCTCTTAAAATGGGTGACAAAGCTCTTGAAGCAATGGGCTTAGACAATAAGCAAGCTAAACTTTTATCTGAACTCTTGGAAGCTCAGTCTAAATATGCTGAAGAAATGGAAAAAGCTAAAGTTGAAGGTGCTAGAGCTGGTGCTTCTGCAACCTATGCTTCAGCTGGACTAACTTCTGCCCAAGCAAACTATCAGAAAGCTTTCAACAATATCTATAAAAATACTGCAGATGCTCAAAAGTTGAAACAATGGCTTCCTATTGGTGAGTTTGGTGCTGGCCTTATAAAATAATAGAGGATGATGACTATATGACCACTAAGTTAGATTATACTGTTGATATGACTGACCCTGAGAATGTTATGGCTATGAATGACGTTCTTAGGGACCAGCCAGATCCAAAAGTTATTATTGACATGCAAAATACACTAAAAATGGCGTTGCAGCCAGCTCAAGTACCTCAAAACGCTACAACAATGGGACCAGCAGCTGCTAATGCTTCATGGGGAAAAGCTGACAATGCGTAAAAATGCTACTATAATATCTGATATTTTAGACTTGAAGAATAAGTCTGGTGTTAAGTTCAATAAATATCTTCGTAATGCTAGATTATATACTTGGACACCAGGCTTAAGCTTAAGGAACATAAATCAAACTCAAGTAATAGGTTATTATGACCTAAACACTTATGGTGAAGACAATACTTCTTCTATTCAAGAAAATGTTATAGCTTCTTGTGTTGATACAATCGTTAGTAAAATAGCATCAACTAAGGTAAGGCCTTTTTTCAATACTGTTAAAGGTTCATTTAGAGACATTCAAGTTGCTAAACAAACACAACACTTTTTTGACTTGTTTTTTGACAAAATAAATGTTAACAAGATTATAACTTCTGTATTTAAAGACGCTTGTATTTTTGATACAGGTGTTTTATGGATTAGTCCAGACTTTAAGATTCAGCGTGCTCTTCCATGGTTAGTTTATACAGACCCAGCAGAAGTTACTTATGACAACTTAACTAGAGCTGTTTATGAAGTTAAGAATGACCCAACAACTAATGATTCATCTTCTACATATTATTATTACAATATTAAAGACAAAATAATGGCTGTGTATGATGGAAAAAAGAGTCCAGTAGTTTCTAAATATGAATGTGACAGACTTCCATTTATTTTTATGCACTACAACAATCCTTTAGTTTCTAACACATCAACATCTATTGCCGACCTTTTGTATGGAATACAGATGGAAATAGACCAACTTCTTCAAAAAATAGAAGACGCTTCTAAACTAAATCCAGCTCTAACATTCTTTGTTCCAGATGGAAGCACTATAAAGACTGAAGAACTAGACAATAGGATTGGTAATATTGTTAAATATAAAGTCACACCTAATATGACAACTTCTCCAGTTACAGTTTCAACTCCAGCTTTTATAGATCCACAATATATGCAACTTTTAGCTCAGTTAAAGCAAGATGCTTATGAAGCTGTTGGTATATCTCAGTTGTCAGCTACATCACAAAAACCAATGGGACTAGACAGTGGTAAAGCTCTTCAAACTATGGAAAATATTGAGAGTGACCGTTTTGAAACCCAGTTGAATACTGTTATCAGAACTTATGTTGATTTAGCTAGACTTTATATTGATTTGTCTCCAGAAGACAATAATGTTTTACCAACAGCTCTTATGAGAGAAGACATTAAATGGAAAGAAGTTAAAGATTCTATTGACAAAATGAACATTCAGTTTAGTGGTGCTGATGCTTTATCTAAAGACCCACAGACTAAACTTCAACAACTTCAAATGTTAGCTTCAGCTGGCTTATTGCCACAATCTCGTATTGCTATGTTAATGGAAATACCAGACTTAGAGCAAGGTTATTCAATCAGCAACAACTCTTTAAATGCTGTTTTAGCTGTTATAGATGATTGTATAACTAAAGACATTTATGAAGTCCCATTCTTCATTCCTAAAGAAATGTTGAAGACTGAAATAGCTAATACAATGTTATCATTAAAAGCTGCTGATAGCCAAGGAAATAAAGACGACATAGCTAAGTTGACTAGACTTTATGAAGTCGTTTTCCAAGGTGAACAGTATGTTAATAAAATAGAACAAGCAGAAGCTGCTAATAATGAAATGGATATTGCTAACCAACAGATGATGGCTACTAATGAACAACAAATGGTAAATACTATGGCTCAAAGTACGCCTGAACAAGCTGAAATGATTAGTAATGCAACAACACAAAAAAACTAATAGAGATAGGAGAATATTATAATGGTTGATCAAGAACTTTTAGACTACTTGAAGGAATATAAGGACTTAATGGAACAGTGTCTAAATAGAGTTGATGCTCTTGAAGACGAGTTTTATAAGATTACTAGTCAAGCAGCTGATGCTGAAAATGAATATAATCTTGGAAAACGTAGAGATGACTTTAAGTCTAAGTATGGCGAAAAACTTTCTAGTTTCAATGAAAAGCTTAAAGCTATTGAAGGTGATGACTTTGACTTGACTGAAAAGGCTTTTAATGATTTTGAAGCTATTACTGATGATGAAAATAAAGACAGTGACAAGTATGTTGCTGAACTTATTGCTAAAGTCCAGAGTCAGCTTGAAAAGATTTCTAAAGCATTTGGTGGTGGAAATATTGAAGTTGAAGCTAAGGATGAAGACAAAGATGGTAAAGTTTCAGAAGTAACAGTTGAAGCTGACACTAATGACAATGGTGAAGGTGATAAAGTTGAAGCTAAAGCTGAAGATATTGTAGAAAAGAAAGACGAAGAAGAAAATAAGGAAGGTGACGACAATAAAGAAGAAGAGGTTATTGTTGAAGATGAGGAAGACAAACCTGAAGAAGTTGAAGCTGACCTTAAAGAACTAGAAGAAGAATACAATAGACTTTATAAATAACTAATAAAATCAAACGCAAACAATAGGGAGTAAGAATGAAACCGAAAACTTGCGGTAGTGCAAGAAAATGCACTATGGTACCTATGCCTTAAATAGGAAGGAAAAAATATATGGCTATTTCAACAGAAGCATCCATACTTAATATTCTTAAAGTGTGGTACAAAGATGGTGTGGAGAACTTGCTTTTCCGTAACTCACCACTTTTGAAGGACATCACTAAGACACGTGTTGAAGGTAAGACACAGAACTTTGCGGCGCTTTATGGTCGTGGTGGAGCAGTATCAGCTGACTTCATCGTTGCTCAGGCAAAAGCTGCTAAGACAGCACGTAATGCTGAGTTCTCTGTAACTCCTGGTGATTTGTTCAGCGTTTATTCTATGAACGCAAAAGAAGTACAAGCTTCTCTTTCTAAGAGAGGTGCTTATATGAAGGTTGCTGGTAACAAGCTTTTTGCTGCTACTGAAGCTTTCAGAAAGACTCTTGCTGCTTCTTTATATGGTCGCGGTTTTGGTGAAATCGCAGTTATTGACGTTTCTGCATTGTCATTTACAGCTAATACAGCTGCTGACATTGTACTTTCAGATGATGCTATCATGAAGATCGACATTGATTCTGTTCTTGCTCTTAAGGAAGGTGTAGAAGATACTACTGTTAAGACTAAGTTGACAGTTAACACAATCAATGGTAACACAGTTAATGTAACTCCTGATACATCTTACACTCCAGGTGCTGGTGTAACTTATGGTGTTTTGTGTTTAGATGGTTCTATGGATTCTAGCGGTAATGCTAAACTTCCTATGGGTCTTGATGGTTGGCTTCCTGTAGTTGCTGGTCGTTCTGGTGCTGCTTGGAATACTTATATTACTAAGACTTTCTTCGGTGTAAACCGCTCTGTAGCTTCTGACAGATTAGCTGGTGCATTCTATGTTCCTGCTGCTTCAGAAACTAAAGTTGTTTCAATCCAAAAGTTGATTAAGAAGGTTCGTAGACAGGGTTCTCAGGCTGACTTCATTGTATTGAATGATAGTGACTGGGCTGAAGTTTCACAGGCGCTTGAAACTACTAACTCTTTCTTCACTCAGACTACTGGTAAGGGTAAGAAAGCATTTGTAGCTGGTGCTTCTGATATGGCATTTGGATTCTCTACTTCTTGGGTAGACAATGTTTATGATGATCCATATTGTCCAGCTGGTAAGTTCTATGTTTTAGACAAAGAAGGTATTGAATATTGGACTTATACTAATGCTGAAAAGATCAATGATGGCGTAGCTGGTAACAACCCAGGTAAGCAAGATGTTGAATCTATGGAAGGTGAAGCAAACGAAGGTAAGCCTTATGGTCTTATCATAGACGACTTCTTGACAGTTCAGTCTGGTACTGCAACTTCTGATGGTCCAAGTGTTGAGGTTACTTTGAACTTCTTTGGTTCTCTTGCTGTAACTAATCCATCTGTTCAGGGTGTTGGTTTGTTCTACAATGCAAATGGTTACAACACTATTCCTGGTTACCTTTAATATAAGGTAATAATAGCGAGGGCCTTTGTGCCCTCGTTTTTTTTTGTAAAAGTTATGAGAGCAATATTACTTCAAAAAGACAAATACGGCGAAACAAATGACAGACTTCATGGAAGATATGGTTTAACTGGAAAACCAACTATTACACAAACTTCTATCGCTGGCTCATTAGGAACTTCTTTCAAAGCTGGACAAAATGTTACTCTCTCTAATCTTCGTGGACTAAACAATAAACTAAAAGAAGCACAACAAGCTATTACAGGTTCTAATGCTAATATAGAACACATTAGTGACAATATTGACAAAACAAAAGATGCTGGAAATGAAGTAGTCCAGCTCCTATCTAATACTTTATGGAAAAAACTGTTTGATGGTAAAATAACTAACGAAGTATTTTTGGTTCTAAATATCAAGAAGACATACAGAATGAACTTATGGCAGGTGAGCCGGGATTTCCAGTACAAAACTCTGGTTCTAATGTTGATACAGCTCCTATACCTCGTGTGCCATATTGGGACCCTTGGTTTCAGTAAACTCACATA